TTACATCTGCTGGAAACGTAGGTATAGGTACAACAAGTCCAGGTAGAGCTTTACACGTTACTGTTGCTGATGCACCTTCTGCCAAATTTGGTGGCGGTACTCATTTTATCGAACTTGGACAACTAGCTTCGGGTTCTTCTGCTGGATTAAATATAGTAGGCGGTTCCAACATGCTATTCAGAATGGGTGGCACTGAAGCAATGCGGATAGATCCGAGTGGAAGAGTTTTAATTGGTTTAAACGCAAATCACGCTAATGCAAGTATTGATGATTTACAAGTTGGTAATCCAAACTCTGCTACGCAAAGGGGTATAACAATTGGTTCGGGAGATGAATGTGCAATTGCATTTTCAGATGCTGGTGACGCTAGGGCTGGAAGTATAACTTACAATCATGGTTCAAATATAATGATATTTAAGACTGAGGGTCAAAATGAAAGACTTAGTATCACAAGTGAGAAGTTAAGTGTAGGTGGTAAGACATCATACGCAGCCTTTAGAACTCATAGTAGTAGAGGTTTAGAATGGAATCTAAATGCAATAAATTCACCACAAAATCATAGTTCTGGTATTAGTGGTTGGGTTTTCTTAGGACATGATTATGGAGCAAACCCCTATCCAGTCAGAACTTTTAAAATTGCTACTCCTGAAGGTGGTAGTAATGTGATAGGAACAAGAGTCTATCAGGTATGGCATGATGGAGATTCAAACTATGATTATGGTGGTTTATGGGAAATTAGAATTAATCAGTGGAATAATAGTTCAAGATTTGAATCTGTTAGTATTAGATGTGTAAATGGAAAGAGAGATGATATGGCTGTTTATGCCTATGATGATACGAACGGCATAATGATTCGACCATCTACAATTTGGGGAACAGTTTATTTAAGATTAGCAGGTTATGATAATAGTCAAGGTTATCGGAGTTCTAGTCATTGTGCTGTTGCAAACAATGGTGCATTAGCTATATATAATGCACAAGGGACTGACAATGGAACAGTTCCTACGAGTGGAAATCCAGTTGATGTATATCCTTTTGATGGACATGGTGGGAGTCACTCTGGCGGTCGTGACATAGAAAATAGTAATTGGTTCAACGGTTAATCACGAGGTTTTATGAAACAATTCAAATGGACTCATAACGGAATCGAATACACGCACGATCCATTCAAGGTTATACCCCCTGTTGAGCTAAATGGCCCTGATGATGGAAATGCAGGAAAGGCAATGTGGGAAGTTATTGGTATGACAGAAGAACAAGCTACGACAGTTAGAAATAATCTGCGATGGCATTTTGTTCGTGAAGAGAGGGATAGGAGAATATTACAAACCGATTGGGTTTCTGGTGATGATGTTCCTTC